AATTAAACGAGCAGCACTTCCTTTAGGAGCCTTTGCCGTTTCTTCTGGTACTGGAAAGTTATCTGACATTTTAATCTTTATCCCATTCTGTATCTACTGGCTGCTCTGCTGGCATTTGATCATTTGGCTTTGCATCAAGACGAGCCCTGACAGCATCTGCTTCTACCTCAGCCTTTAGTTCATTAATTTCTAATTCTGACTCAAGTTTCTTATCCGCCTGAGTATTCTTAGCGTCCATTTCTTTATTGTCTAACTGTGCCTTCATAATATCTTTTGCACCAGACTGTCCAATTAGTAGACCCGCCAATGTTCCTGTAATAAATGTTGCAACGCTTCCCAATACATTAAAGAACATCTTGTCATTTTCTGACTGTGCTCCTATTGGTTGTGTAACAAACAACAATCCGTAAAGAATTCCAATTGATGTTAGGAATAGAATTGATCCAAGCGTAATTCCTAAAATGAATTTTAATCTTGCATCAAGGTCTTGTGGTGTTAATCTTTCTTTAGCCATTTTTTACCTTTGTTTTTTGGTACTCATCCCAGACTTCTTGTCCTACTAAATCTCTAGAACATGTTCCAGTAGTCTCACAGATTGGTGGGTTGCATTCGGCTTTTTCCCAATTTGCTGTATCTTGGCATTCATAACGGAATGAACCATCAAAGTTACACGATGTAACTGTGAGGGCTAGCATTAAACTAGCTAATGAGGCACCTAATTTTCTCATGCCTCCATTATAGCATTTTAGTCTTTAGAACCCTTAGCTCCAAAATATCCGCCTATAATGCCAATAACTCCGCCAAGAGCGGTTTGAACCAGGGTCATAACTTCGGCTGAAACGTCTACTGGCTCGCCAGTTTTACTGGTTTCAATTGCAGCTACTATATAGTCTCCAATTATTGCCATTCCAATTGCAGCCATTACTCCTGCTGCCAGTATAAGCATAATTTTTTCTTTAATCATTTATTATTCCTCTTTTCTTAGTGGTATTGTTGCTAGCCAAATAATAGTAGCAATTACTGTCGCTACTCCTACAACTTGCTGAGCACTACCCGTTAGGGTCAGCCATGCTATAAAAAAACCAAGGAGAGTAAATATTTGGGCAATGCTTTCTTTAATTACCTCCCAGACGTAGCTAAGGACCTTTTTAATTATTTTCATTATTTCCTCCTTGTCATGGCTGCTGCCACAATATTACTTGCAATAATTACTGGTACGACGACTTCCTGTGCTTTTTCTCTTTGGTCATCTGTCATATCCTTACCCCATTCTGATGGGTCTAGGACTTTTTCTAAATCTATATCTGTTAATGTTCCTATTGGATCCGCCAAAAATTTTTCTGTTTGAACCTCTGTTACAGCATCTGCTAATGTATATGGCATTGGGGCATCAATATTTTTATTTGCCCTATTTCCAAATTCCTCTAATGCTTCTGCTACTGCTTCATTTGTTTTTGCTAATTCCACTACTTTCGTAACCTCCTCAGACCTAATGCCAAGAGTGGAAGCGACTGCAGCTTTCTGTTCTGGACTTAATGTTGCAAGAGTTTGGCTACTTGTAAGATCGGCAAGTAGCCTGGACATATCTTCAGACACTTCTGTATTTTCTGTTTTATCTTCAACTAATATTACAATATCTTCTTCTGGAAAACGTGGATCTTCTGGAGTAATTACTTCTGGCTCTATTACCACAATTTCTGGTTCTGTGGTATTATCTGGAGATGGTTCTGGAGAAAGTTCGATTGGAGATGGCTCAGGTGTTGGCTCTGGGGTTGGATCTATATCCGTTGGCTGAGGTGAAGGCTCTGGTGAAGGCTCAACAGTGGGCGATGGCTCAGGACTTGGAGTTGGTTCTGGTTCAGAAGTTGTTTCAGGTGTTGGAGTTGGAGTGGGATCGATTGGTTGAGTTTGCTCAGGCGATGGTTCAGGATTAGGCTCTACATTTTGTGCATTAGCAATTGCATTAGCAATTAAATTTGCAGTAACACGCATTTCTTCTTGTACTGCTAACTGTTCTTGTGTTGGTCCAACAACAACTGGCTCTGGCTCTAGTGTTGGAGTAGAAGATCCTGGCTGTATCTGTGTTGCTCCCCATGCTTCTAAAGACACAATAGATCCATCATGTAGCCTAACGCCAGTTCTCATATTATTATATTCTGGCCCTTGATAACTATATGATACTGCAAGACTTCCAGTATTAGTAATAGCTACTAATATATTTATAGTGCTTGGCTCAGCCCCCCATTGACCAAATGGAATAGCCTGCATATTTAATTGAAATCCGCCTTCTGAATATAATATGTCTAAAGTATTTGGAGCGCCATACCAACCAGTAACCCAATCCATAGAATATAAAGAAATTGACGGGGTTTGTGGATAATCCCAATACGTATTATCTGCCTGTCCAAATGTAATTACTGAGTTAGTTGTTGCGTATACATTTGAATACTGTACACCGTCAAATGTTATTGTTGTAGCTATTGGAATTTGATAAGATGTATCGTCGCCGCCGCATGTATCCATCGTATTGACTGTTGGGGCTGGGTCGCCCTCGTAGGCGGCTGCTATTGTTTGTGACTGTAAATAGTTAACGCAAGTTGCGTATGCATTTGATGGAACAAGAAAAACCCAGCCAAACATTAAAATTGCGGCTAATGATAGTCTCCATAATTTAGTTCCAGTCAACTTAAACTCCTTGTTACAACTTTTGTAACAAGTTAATTATAACATTAAATTATTTAGCGTTGTCTGTTTTATAAAAGCCTGTGCCCTTGAATTGAATGCCAAATGTACCGTATTGTTTAACCATTGCAGCACCACATTTTTCACAAAGCTCAACCATATCAGCTTGCGTTATTGGCTTAGGTATTTCTTTTGTGTATGAACATATCACACACTTGTAATCATACGCTGGCATTTATCTCCTAAATTTAAGGAGCAGTTTTTTACAGTCATGCTCAGGACTATACCAGTTATTTTTCGTCGCTGTCTTCCCCGACGATCCTAGGCTGCGATGCCCAGGATACCATTATACTATTTCTTCTTCTTGCGTTTCAAGAGGCCTTCTTTTTCTGCCTGCTCAAGCATTTCATCCTGCTCTGCGCCAGAAATTGCGGCTAATTCATCACCATCAGTAATTGAAAACACTTTTGGTTTTGCTTCCTCTGGAACCCTCTTGATTAAATTAACTATTAGCATTCCTTGTAGCATTATAGCGCTATGTACTTCAACATATTCTGCAAGAGAAAATGTTCTTGTAAAATTGCGACCTCCAATGCCTCTGTGAATGTAGGTGCTACTGGTGTCTGATTTGCTTTCACCAGTAATCGTTAAAACATTTTTTTCCTGTTTTACCGTGATGTCTTCTTTGCTAAATCCTGCCAAAGCAATTTCAACAGCATAGGAGTCTTCTCCAATTTGTTTTAGATTGTATGGCGGGTAATTAGTAGATGCACCCATAAGTTTTTCAAGATCTTTAATATGGCGATCCCAGCCAATAAAAAATGGATCTTTAAAAAGATCCAATGATAGGTTTGTAACCATTTTATTCCTCCTTCAAGCGAATAAATTAATATGTGGGCCCCTGACGGCGACCCACATATATTATAGCAAAAAGCTTTTTAGATTACAAGATGCGTTTTTTCTTCTCTTTCATCTTTTCTTCATTTGCTGTTGCGGCATATAGGGCTCTTTGATGAGCCAATGCTCTTCCTCTGCTTGGGTGACATCCTTTAAGTTCGCCCTTATCATTAACTACTGCAAACCCTCTGCACCCTGCTACATTCTGTTTAATATTGTATGGCATATTATCTCCTAATCATTTGGGGGCTCTGGCATATCCATTTGGATTAGCCCCAATTCTTTTGCAAGCTTTTGTCCTTCTGGACTAAGATGTAGTGTTGCTTCAAGATTTTCATCATATTCAACCTCCATCAAACCTTTTTCATATAACTTAACAAGAGTTTCATCGACATAACTTGTATGAGCTTCCCATAATTCTGGTGCTATGTCTTTAGCTTTTTCATCTATGGCAAATATAAGTTCACCATTTTCATCCATGCCTTCCAGAGTTATTGCGCCTATTTCTAAATAGTGCTCTAGCTCCATTCCGAACTCCTCTTCATCCATATCTTTATTATACTCTCTTTTGTGTGGCGTGTAGGACTTGAACCTACGACGGCCAAATTATGAGTTTGGGGCTCTGACCAACTGAGCTAACGCCACCTAGCCCTATTGTATTGTGCCATCCTCATTTTTGTCAATGGTTGTCTCCACCAACTGCTGGACGTAATCAGAGAAATGTTTTCTGACGCTTCCAGGTGGTCTTGATCCAAGAGACTTCCACAATCTCTTATATTCAACTACATTTGCAAATGTGGTAGGGCAAAGCATATATCCCGCATACTCTTTTAGGGTAGTAGGCAGCGGTACATGTTTTCCACAGCATTTACATTCTTTAGCTTTATCTTGATATATGCTCATAGTATTTCCATTCCATCTAGTACGTCCGCCAATTTTGAAGGCATCTTTGGTGGTCTAATTACATTAAGTCTAACGTCTTCTTCCTGTCTATCATTTCTACGTGCAATTGAGTCGTATGTATGCACATTTATTTCCTGATTAGTTTCAAATTTACTTCTGCTTATGGCGTTATATATTGAACCACATACAGCATCCGCCAAGTCTTTTGATCCTTTTCTTGGATGATCTACTCTATCACGCATAATTTTCAGCTGCAAAAGCTCATCTATAAGTAATTTAATATTAGGCCCAGAAAGCCTTTCTTCCGCCACTACCATAGCCATATCATCATAATGCTTTTTGGCAACTGACAAAGTCTCCGTATTTATTCCGTAGGCTTTTAGCTGCTGCATCATGTCATGCGAATTCCATCTATCAAATGTGCAGACTCTTATTTTAAATCCACGAGTTCTTAAAGACAAAATATAATCTTTTACCTCTGTAAAATCTACAGATTTATCAGCAGTAGGAGTCCAATATCTAACTGCATCTACTTCTACGATTGGCGCAGGCTGGGAGTATGTATCGGTTACTTTTACATTTACCCACTTTTGAACATGGGCCATAGATACGGCACAATGGTCATGCTTTTGTGCCAAGTCTACATGCAAGAAGTATTCCTTATCAGGGTCTGGTGCGAACCAATTTTCAAATCTACCAAAGTTGTCTACTGCCAGCGCCATATTGTTAAATGCTTTTTCTATTTTCTCACGAGACTTAAAGAAAGCATCTACTGCTTCTGGGGGCATACAGGCAAAGCGACCTAATGCATCTGGCATATTTTTATAAAATTCTACCTTAAAGTTTTCTATGCTTTTAGTTGGATTGATTTCCCATGTTGGTCTTTTAAGAGCATAGACCTTTGGAATT